TTGTTGGACATATATCAAACCAATTCAATGATAACTCATTAGATATGGATAGAGAAAGAACTCCACAAACTTGGGAAATACCAGAAGGAGAAAGAATCAATACTGCTCTTACTATAGAAAAAATAAGAGACTGGAAAGCTATGGCTAATATAGACATAACTCCAGAAATAGTTAATGATATAGCTACTACATTAACTCAATTCGAAGATTCAAATGCTATGGATTTCTTAGAAACAAGTTTAGATAGATGGATAGACAAAAAAGATCTTCCATATGGATATAATAAAGGATTTGTTCAAACTGCTACTTTCGATTGCAACGTTACAAGTGGTATGTTAACTCAATCTGATTATATAGAAAAAGAATTAAAATTCAGATTTAATAAATTAGTTTCTCAATTAAAAGATATATTAAAAACTAACGAAATAATGTTCGTTGCTTACGGACATCCAGATAATATAGAATTATTTAACAGTGCTGTTAAATGGGTAGTAGACCAAAATACTAGAGTAGGTGGAGTACAATTAGACTATAAATTCGGTGTTATGACTGAATCTGGAAATAGAATCCACTTCTTATCTTCTTTAAAATGTGCTAGAGAAATAGGTGTAAGAATAGTTGCTTATCCTACTACTGCTAACCATATAACTTTCAAACACTATAAATATTCTTTCAATATAGAAAATACTTATAGACATCCACAAGTTGATAGAGTTCCTAACATCATGGGTACTCATAGATACTTATCAACTGAAATGTTACCAGTTCAAGCTCGTATGGAATTCGTAAATAACGATTTCGGTATAGATGCTAGAGAATAATCTTGATGGATTTTAAATCCATGACTATTTGTAATAGATGGTGATAAATGAATTTCTAGTACAATCTTATAACGAGATTGTACTAGAAATTTTTTATTCTAAATAGAAAGGAGTAAGTAGATGAAGAGGATAGCAAAAAAAGAATCTATTATGTTCGTTGAAGAATGTATACGAAATATTCAACAACAAAAAGAAGTTTCTAAAAATATCAAATTAATAGAAAGTGCTATTAAGAGAGAATTTGATATAAAATTACAAATATCTATTATAGATAATAAAAAACAATTCTTCGGAATGTGTGTTTATCCATCTCCTGAAGAAATAAATGAACTTACTAAAATGCTATTAGATACAAATGTTAGAATGGCTGATGTAGAACGTGTTCATATTGAATTCATGACTAAAGGAGTACATGTTGTAGAAATAGATTCTATGCTTTTATACGATCATAATTTAAATGCTTCTGCTGGAGAAGTTACTGCTATATTATTACATGAAATAGGACATATAATAGCATCTAACAGTATCGTATGTAGATTTGAAAGAGCTAAAGAATATATAACTATAAAATTTGACAATAGAACGAGAAAATTAGTTCCTATACTTCCATTTATAAAACAAGTGTTCAATATAGCAACATTACAAATATTCTCAAATCATTTTAATAGTCAATTAGCTAAAGAAAGAAAAGCAGATGAGTTGGCATTTAAAGAAGGTTATGGAGAAGAATTAAGTAATATTTTAGGAAAACTTATCGCTAATGGTAAGGGAGAGCGTGTTAAAAGAACACAAAAAGACATGGATAAAGATATAGAGTTAACCATAGACTGGTTAATCGTTAATGTTAAAGAATTACAATATAGAAAAGATAGATTAAATAAATCTATCAAAATGTTAAAATTAAGCACTCCATCTATATTCTTAGCAGATCAATTAGATAAGATACATCATTCGGTATTTAAAGATGATCATAAAGAATTAGTTGAAAAGGTTGCTGTAATAAATGAAGCATTTATTTTATCTAGTTTAAATGGTAAAAAATGTAAAGCACCTAAAGGAGCTATGGATAGTTCTGGAAGAGTTAGAAAACTTCATCCGAGAGATTTAGATATTTATAGAGCCGAATTAGAAAGAGTTGACACTGTAGATGATAAAATATTCTTATTAGAAAGATTATATGATTTATTAGATATAGCTGAGTATGCTAGACAAATAGCTATAGATGAACCTAGGAGATCAACTCAATCAGTTCAAACTATTGACATGTATATAAATCAAATACATGAAATAATAAATGAAGTTAATAAGAAAAGAATTACTAAAACTAAATATGGATTGTTTATCAAATATCCTGCAGATTATGAAGGGTAGTATATTGGAACTGTGGGATAACCACGGTTCCAAATTATTTTTTGGGTGGTGAATGGAAATGTACATACATGAAACGAATAATGTATTTTATGATACAGAAACAAACAATCTATCTTTCCTTCAAGTAGCCTCGGACCTAAAGAAATTAGGTATTAAAAATAATATGTTCTTTTTAAGGTTATATGATAAAGGATTACAAGGAATAGATCCACATGGTCCTATAACAGCAATGTCAAATGAATTATGTCAAAGAATAATGGCAGAATGTATTAGGAATCCATGGTATTACTTAAGAGAAGTTTGTAGAATACCTGACCAAGGGAATAGTAATGGTATTCCATATAAATTAAATAGAGCCAACTTAGCAGCTACTTGGTGTTTTGTTAATAATATAGACCACTATTTAACAATACCAAGACAGGTTGGTAAAACACAATCGATAATAGCAAATCTTACTTGGGCTTATTTATTCGGTACAACCAACTCTTCGTTTGCGTTCTTTGCTACATCACAAGAACTTGCATCAGAAAACTTAGAGAGATTAAAAATGCAAAGGGAATTGTTACCTCCATATTTAAGATTAAGACAGGATTGTGTTATAGATGCTATATTAGGAACTAAAGATAATGAAATAGACAATATTAGAAAAATTTATAATCCATTAAATAAAAATACAATAGTAACTAAACCTAAAGCTAGTAGTAAAGAAGCAGCTATAAAACTAGGAAGGGGTAATACATTACCTATCACATATTCAGACGAAACTGAGTTCACTGATTATATAGATGAAATAGTTAAGGCTTCAGGTCCAGCGTTCTCAACTGCAGCAGCCAATGCCGAACGTAACGGTGCTGCTTATTGCCGTATATTCTCAAGTACACCAGGTGACTTAGACTCTCCTGCTGGTCAAGCTGCACAAGCTATATTAGATAAAACATGTAGATGGACTGAAACTTATTATGATTTAGGTCCTGAAAAAGCTAAAGAAATAATAGCTTCTAACTCTGAAAATGGTATTTGCTATATAGAATATTCTTATAAGCAATTAGGATTGGGTGAAGAATGGTTTAGAAAGCTATGTAAACTTGTCAATGGTGACCCTACAGCGATTAAAAGGGAATTATTATTACAAAGAATTAGAGGTAGTAAAGATTCTCCTTTTAGTGAAGAAGACTTAATGGCTATACAAGAAATTAGACCTGTTATATTGGAAGAATATTTTATAATGGATATTTACCAATTAAACGTTTATAAGGAATTAAATCCTAAAGTTCCTTATTTAGTCGGTGTCGACGTTGCTACAGGGGTTAATAACGACAGTACGGCTGTATCAGTAGTTAATCCTTATACTTTACAAATAGATGCAGAATTTAGAAGTCCTATTATGGGTTATCCAGATTTAAAAAGATTCTTATATCAAATGGTTAAAAAGTATATTCCAAACTGTGTTCTTTGTATAGAAAAGAACCATGGAGGAGATGCTGTAATACAAGACTTAAGAGAATCGGTTCTTAATAGAAATATCTACCATAGTATGTCAAAAGAATTAGTTGATGATAATAATGCTAAAATGAATAAAGGGCATATAGAAAGAGAAGTTGAAAGAAGAAGAAACTACGGAGTATTTACAGGTACTAAATCAAGAGCATTAATGATAGATTTATTATTCTTAACAGTACAAGAAAATAAAGATAGATTAACTTCTCATTATGTTATAGATGATATACTTAAATTAGTAAGAAAGAATGGTAAAGTTCAAGCAGCAGCAGGGGAACACGATGATAGTATTATGTCATACTTAATAGCTTTATACGTTTATACTTATGGTAAAAACCTTAATAGATGGGGAATTGTTCAAGGTATGAAGGAACCAGGTTATGATGGTGATAAAGCACAAGAAGAAGATGCTATGCAATATGCTATGAATAACTTATCTGAAGAAGATATGATGTTCTTCCAAGCACAAATAATGGCATCTCAAGCTGCTAGTACATATGAAGCTCAAATGAGGAAAGAAGCAATGCAATGGAATAGACAATCGGAAATAATAGATAAACAAATAAATGCTACTACTAGAGTTGAAGATATAGAAAAAGAAGATTTGAACTATGACTTTGATAAAAGGGACAGAAATTCAAATCCATTCTTATTAAATGAGTTCGATGATTTAAATGACTGGTAATAATAGATATGGCTTCGGTCATATCTATTATTTTTTATTCTAAACTTAACAGTTATTTAGATAATAAATGAGAATATAAAGTATAAAGGAGAGGTAGAATTATGATAAGAGATAATGATTTTATTAACGGTTTTGATATAGAAAGAATATTAGGGGATTTACCTATAGACATAATAAAAGAAAACATCAAATCGCAAATAGACGATCCTTTAACATTTATGACAAATCATTGTGATCAAGTTTACGAAACTCTTGATGAAGCAATGGATGAAGTAGGACATATAGATGAATATAGAGAAGAACTTAATGAAATGAGAGATGATTTTAATTCATTCCTTATATTAGAATTAGATAAAGGGTTTGGATTAGGAATAGATATAGAGAATTTACAATCATATGAAATGGAAGAAATAGGTAGAAATGCATATGAATTCTTTGTAGTTAATCTAAGAGAAAATATAACTAATTTTCTTAAAAACTATATTTGTATTAACAAATCATCATTGGCTGAATTATTTACAGATGAATATAAACGTAAAGATGTAACAACTACAAATATGAAAAGATTAACTAAGAATAAAGATGATGTCGTTATATTATCAAATATAATATCGGTAATATATCACATTTTAGATCTTGATTTAGATCCTGAGGATTTTATGGAAATGTCTATAGAACCAGGAGAGTATTCAGGGGAAGCTGTAAAAGAATATGTGTACAGTTTTAAAATAGCTAATAACTTCGTAAGTAGATTATTCAACGAAGTTAAATATACACATAATGACGCAATAGATGAATTTGCATCGGAGATATGTTTAGAACTTCAAAATAATTTAATATTTGGTGAAAGTGAAGAAGAATAAAAATATTTAGGAGGTAATAATTATGTCAAATATTACAAGATTGGATGAATCTAAGGAAAAATTAAATAAATTAAGAGAATCACAAAAGGAATTATTACAAGAGGATGAAGATGCTTTTGCTGCAGTAGTTCCTACATTATCAGTAAAACAAATAGAAGAAATGTCTGATGATGAATTATTAGCTTTTAATAATTATGAAGAAGGTAAATATTATATAGGTGAACCAGATTTTGAAACTAAAGAAGATCTAGTTGAGTATATAAGATCAGTTATGGTTTATTTAGTTCAATCTTATGAGTTCTCTATAGAAATGGATAATTCAATTAAAGAAATAAATGATTTAACAAAGGAAACTAATGACGCTATAAAAGAATTTTATGGTTTTGATAAATTAGATCCAAATGTTAGTTCAATTGATATAATAGAAAAAGCTATAAGTGATGGATTATCAAAAGCTGAAGAGGCTGGAGATATAACAAAATATGCACAAATTTTACAATCACAAGAAACTTTTAATGAAACATTTACATTAGATAGAATTAAAAATCTTTATAAAACATTAGATCCTGAGAATTTAAAGAAAGATGCACAATCGGATAGATCAGTAACAATATATAAAAATTATGTGAAAGTACAACAAAAATTAGGTTCTCAATATGACCTAGTGCAAGTAAATGATTTAGAACAAAGATTTTTACCAGAAGAATATCATAGTTTGAATAATTTATTTATAATAGCAGTTATTAAATATATAAGTAAATCTATGAAAGATGGTAGATATTCTAGTGATACAGCTTTCTTCGTGTCACAATTAACAACTAATTTATTCTTATTACATTTAGGTAAAATGCCTAAAGACAAAGAAGAAATATTATTAACAAATATTAAAGAATTTTTAGACATGGTAAGATAATAGATGATAGCCAATGGCTATCATCTTTTTTTCATCGTTAAAAACAATTACCTAATAAGATAAAAATAAAGGAGGAATGTAAGTGTTAAAAGCAAATGTTATTAAGAAAGATGGCATGATAGTGTTAAACTGTCCATATGCTGAATTCTATGTTCCTAGACAGTATACTGAAAAAGAACTTGCCGTTGACTGTGGTGAATCTTTCCAAGCATTCGGCGTAATGTATCTTAGAACTTTTTCCACTATGGATAAACCAAATGAGTTAGAGATACTTAAAATACCTAATATGCTTAGTTTCTTCCCAGCAGAAAAAGAAAATAGAAAGATGACAATAGGGAATGATACTGAAGCTGACTATATAGTATTAAAGTTTTTTAAAGGAAATAATCTATTTCCTTCAGCTATAAGATGTGACAATGCTGCTCCTGAGAATTTTCTTAATATGGTTTTAGGTGGACAAATACCTAAGAACATTCCATATGATAAGACACTTGATTTATTCTTAAAAGTATTTGAGCAAAATAAAGTTGGTTTACCAGCTCCTGCTATCATGCTTGAAATGATAATAAGTGAAGTTTATAGATACGCTGGAGATAACTCACTTAAGTATGGTCAATTCTTAGCTAAAAACTTCGATCCAAAGAAAAAGCAATTAGACTATTCATTAGCTAATGTTAGAACTATTTGTAAAAATAATAGTTCATTCGCAGGTATTTCTTTCGAAAATATGGATGAGATGATTACATCAGCTATTAATAATAAGAAATACAATAGAACTGAAACTAAAACACCTCTTGAGGACGTTATTAAGTATTAATACAATAATATAACGTAACAGGTTGTTAAATCAGTAAAGTGCTGCTTGAACAATTATTTAAATTTAATAAATTAAAAAATAAAGGAGGAATTCAAATCATGTATGTTAATAATAAGAAAAACATTCCTGATTACGATCATCCGTTTAACGTTACGATCATAAATGATAACACAATTCGTGAAAAAAGACCTGCAGCTGTGCCTGACAGAGTTAATTATTTATGCGTATTCGTTGGAGGAAAAGGTAGAGATAATAAATTAGTAAAAATTACAAGTCAATCAGAATTTTTAAAGGAATATGGTAAACCTAACATATTTAAATATGGGCAACCTATATTAAATGCTTACGCTTCAATAGCAGATGCTTATTCACATGCATATTGTATGAGAGTTATGCCTCTTGATGCAATGTACAGTAATATGATAGTTTCTGCTAAATATAAAGTAGTTGACGGAAGCCTTGAAGTTAAATTAGTTAGAGATACTGAGTTAGCATTAAATAATGCTGCTCATTTAGAAGGTCTATTATTACAAAAAAGAAATGATGAAGAAGACGAAGCTGGATATAAAACTTTACCTTTATTAGCTATAAGATCTTTAGGTAGAGGGGTATATGGAGATTCATTCAGAGTCAGATTAACTGGTGTAGTTAGAAAGAAAACTAACATAGATTATAGACCATACAGATTAGAAGTATTAGACGTTGAGGAAGGAAACGTTGTTGTTGAAACATTCGATGGATGCTTATACGACCACGCTGCAAACTCTCGTTCAATGTTATTATCTGATATAGTTGATGGAGAAACTGCTTATTCTACTAGAATAGGTGTACATGTTTTCGAAGATGCATTCGAAATATTATATGATGAATATGCTAAAATGTTCGTAGACAATGGATTAGAATGTCCTGTTGAAAATCATAAATTATTCGATCCAATATACGGTGTAACTAATAAACAAGTTAAAATACCTAACTTAGTAATAAATAACGAAGAATTAGCATTAGATAGATTAGATGGTGTACCTCTAATGGGAGGACATGATGGTGCATTCGCTAACGGAATAGATTTAGAAGGAGAATTATTAGAAGATCTATACATAAAAGCATTTAATGGAGACTTAGATAGAACTATACTATCTCCAAGAAGAACTCCAGTTAAATACATGTTAGATGCTAACTATCCATTACCTGTTAAGAGAGCAATGGTTAATTTAGCTATTCAACGTTATGATGCATTTGTTTATTTAGATGCAGGTATAATAACTACTCATGATGAAGGATTAATATTTGGTGAAGATACTACTGACTTAAACTATAGAATAGTTTCTAAAGGATATCAACATTTCCAAATAAGAGATCCATTCAACGGAAAAAAAGTTGCAGTTACTTATACTTATCATTTAGCTAGTCAATTAGCTAAACATATAGAATTAGTTGGATCACACGTACCATTTACAGGGGAAGCACATGCATTATTAACAGGAGCTGTTAAAAACTCTGTATTACCAGTTCTTGATGAATATGATGAAGATATGAAAGAACAACTTTACGACTTAAGATTAAATTACTATGAAGCTCTAGGAGAAAATATATATGCTAGAGGAACTCAAGTAACTGCTCAAGATGCAGATTCTGACTTAAGTGAAGAACATAATATGGTTATGACTCTTGAAATAAAAGATATAGCTGAAAAAGAAACTATAGCTAGAAGATATAACTTTGCAGAACCTGAAGATAGACAATTATTCGGTGAAATACTTACTGAAAAAACAAAACAATACAGGGATGTTGTTAGATCAATATCTGTATTATATAGTATGACACCAGAAGAAGAACTTTGGTCTGTACTACATTGCTATGTAGAAATCACATTTAAAACTATTGCTAAATCTTCAATTGTTGAAATTAATATCAATAGTAGAGTATAATTAAAAGGGTAGGTGAATATAAATGGCTTTAGATGAACAAAGAACGTTACAAAGTAACATTAAGAATAATAAAACTGATATGACAGGATATTCGCTATTCCTTGGAGGATTAAACGTTAAACGTGCTGCATTAGAACAATATAACGTATTAAAAACTGGTAAAGGTAGAATATTCTTAACTAAAATGCCTTTCTTCATGAAAGCTTTAATGCCAGAAGCAACTAAAAACTTTAAACATGTTGTTGAATATGGTTTCATGGATATACAAGGTATACAAGATTTAACTATGGAATTCGATAGTATCACTGGAGGATATGCTGGAAGATCATTCGAAATACCAACTATCTTAAAAGATGAAACTAACGAAATAACTATAAAAATATTAGAATTTGCTGGTTCTCCTATGAGAGAATATTTAGAAATGTGGATGACAGGTGTTTCTGACCCTAATAGTGGATTTACTCACTATCATGGATTAGCTATACCTCAACCAAATGCAAATGGTAACGGATTTAAAGAACCTGAAGTAGAAGTTTCTCAAGCTAACCATACTATGGAAGCATTCTACGTAATGACTGACCAAACTGGATTCAATATAGAATTCGCTTGTATGTTATGTAATATGTTCCCTAAAACTTCTGCTAGAAACCACTTCAACCATACTTCTGGAGAAATGGCACACGTTGAATTAGAAATAGCATTCACTTGTACTATGTATACTTCTCCTGATATAAATGCTGTGGCTCAATTATTATTAAATAAATATAGAGTTCTTTACAACTTCTTAGACTTCAAATCTGAAACAGGATCTGAAACTAACGAAGTTAAATCATTATCTGAAGAAGAATTCCCATCTAAAAATATTAAAGACTGGACATTCAATTAGGATTAAATATATAGAATACATCCCTAGGGATGTATTCTATATTCTTTTTTTAATTCCAACCACTATCATCTCCACCTGAACTCATATCATCTCCACCAGCATCTTTATTTGCTTTCTTAGCCGTATCTTTAACAACTTCTAATTTAACATTTTCCATTATTTCATCTATTAATTCCCAAGGAAGCATAGGTAATACTTTTCTAGAGAATTCTTTTCTAAACATATCTTTTGTAGTATTTAATTCAGGTGTTTCTTCTGCATATTGACCAAATTCAGATTTTTCTACGAAATCTAATATTTGATCTCCATAACCTAACATATCTACTAAGTTATTATTAGGTAATGTTTTTGGTCTTTGTAATGTATATTTAAAGTTTGCTATATCTTCCATTTCCATATCAGTACAATAACAAAGTATCTTTTGATACATTTCTGTTATATCTTCATTAAAGTTATCTTGATACATCATAACTCTACGTAAATGTTTAGCATTTGCCATTACTAATGTTTTAGCAAAATCTGCTTCATTTATATAGTTCATTATAACTGAAGGAACACCAGTACCATTTATATAGTCCTGTTTTAATTGTTCCATGAATTCATTTTGCATATTAACGTCTTGACCTTGTATTATATCCCAAGATAATCCTCTTTCTCCAGATTCACCTTCAGGTATAAATAAGTCCCTTCCAGTACCTATCTTACTATATATAGAAGAATAATCCATTAAATCTCCTATTCCTATTTGTTTAGACTTCCATTGTCTAGCAACATCCATTGTTTTATTTATAACATTTTTATCTATTCCAGATGTTTTAACATATGTTACTACAGTATCTTGTGATTTAGTTAGATATGTTATCATATTGAATACAAGTATTGATAAATAAAGCTTAGCATAGAATAATGACTTATATATCATTGATTGTCCATTACCATTTTCATCTTCATTTACAGAGAATCTACATATATGGTCACCAGGAATAAATTGATAATGTAATTTTCTTTTATACATATCATCATATAGTAAAGAGTTTATTATTAATTCTTTAAACTCTATATTATCATTTAGATATTTTTTATCAAACGATTTAACTATAGCATCTGCTATATTACTTATTAAGTTTTGTTGGTCTGTAGATTTATTAGCCATGTTATCCATTATATTTGTAAATCTATGCCCATGGTTACAGTGATGTTTATTTGTAACATCCATTTCAGCATCATGAACGTAATAGTAACCGATAGTATAGTTCATAAGCTTAACTGGTATAACTTTTTTAGGGTCTAATAGTTTTATATAACAACCTTTAATATCAGACCAATCCTCAACTTTATAACTTTTAACACCATCACTAAATCCTAATGATGAATATTTATCTTCACCATTTGATTTACCATTTTTCTTTTTACCTTTGTGTTGTTTTAATAAATTTGTTAAATTATTAAATTGTGCTAAATCTTTCATAGCACCCACCATATTATTATTTTCTAATATAGGTATTGGTATATCTGTATTATTTATTTTTATATTTTCTGATATATATGAAACCATTTCATCTGGTTTAACATCTTTAAGCGATTTATCTAATTTAAGACTTTCTAAGAATGCTTTTGCATCTGCAGATTCCATTGCTGCACCACTAGTACGTTCTAATTTTTTCTTTTGAGTGTTTTCATATAGTTTACTTTCAGGTATTACATAAACATAATATTCACCATATTTTAATGTTTTAGGGACTATATGTTCTCTTACCATATAATTTAAACCGTGTATTTGTTCTTGTCGTTTAACTTCTTCAACAAGTTCATCGTATTTCTTTTCATCATCTTCTACTCCATCCATAGAGAAAGTTAATGATTTAGATATATCTGCACCAACGTCATCTGATGAAACTATATCATCCCTTGTAGTATTTATAGCTTCACTTAATTCAACCAACTGTTCACTTATTATTTCTAAGTCGTTGAATAATAATGCTTTATTTTTAAATCTATCTTGGAAAGTTGCGAATATAGAACCTTCACCAGAAGAAAATAAGTTCTCTAAAGCATTTTCGTTTCTAGGATCCATTATACTGGTATTAAATTTATTAGACCCTGAATTTTGTATAGTGTTTATTAAGAATCTACTTAGATCATTTTCACCACCATACGATTTCATTTCTTCCATATCATCGGCTATAACTCTTCTTATCTTTTCAGACATTGTATCCATAGTTGTTTTATTTACATCTTCATCTACATCATGTGTATTCATGGATATCTTTTTATATAAATCTTGGAAAAGGTCATTTAATTTTATCTCTTCCTTACTAGTCTGAATTTCTTTATCTTCTCTTTTTTCTTTTTCAGATTTGTTCGCCATATTTTTTCAACTCCTTATAATTAGATTATTTCATCCGTATCATATGTAATTGTTTAAATGGGTAAAAAAATAACCTTAACCATAAGGTTAAGGTTTAGTTTAAATCTAAAAATCTGTAAATATAAGTTATTTCTATTTCGAAAGTTACTTCATCTTTTTTATTTCTTTCTTCTATTTTATTTTTAAATATACCATAAAATGTTCCGTTATCATTTTCTTTAATTTCTAAATTAAATTCACTTGACTTACCTATCATTGGAAATAATTTATGTGTTAATAATAAATCATACTTATCTTTTCTTACATTTATAAATTCTTTATTTACAAATCTTTCGATTAGTTCATTTATATTACATTTATATTTAACATTTTTAGTTATCTCATTTATATAATCTATATTAAGTTTTTTATTATCTTGAAACTCTCCTACTTCATAATCCATTTCTGTTGTACGGAATACTAATCCACAATCAACAAAAAATCCGATTATTTTAGATTTCCCTGCTTTAAGACAATCACTAATCGCTTTTAAATTTAATTTTAATAATTGATTTTCTCCAATCTCAAATAACTTGTGTAACGTGCTATTACAAAATACTCTTCCTGAATCTAATTTACTTTCTAAAGAATAACATAAACCTTCATTATTTATATAAACTTCATCGTATATATTTTTCAACACTTTAACGTTATTTTCCAATTCTTTAAGAAAAGAAGTTTTAAACTTCTTTTCTTTTTCTTCAAATATTACATTCATATAATTACTCCCTTCTGTATTTATTTTCCTCAGGAATTATTTTACTTGTATCTTTACCAAATTCTTTTCCGACCATTTCTAATATTTCCATCATATTCGGTAAATTCATCCATCTAACTCCTGTCATAACAGGATTCTGACATAACATATTTTCCACAAAATCTTTTCCTGAATCATACATATTACCTTTGTCATTGTTCATTTCAAAAGCTGTATATCTATCATAAACTTTTTCATCTAAAGATATTTTACCTACTAATGTATGTGGTCCAACATTATGTGCTATTTTAATACTTGGATATAGACTTGAGAAGTCAAAATCTATAACATACTTACGTACATATCTGTTCTTAACTCCATTAACTTCCATACCATTAACTGTACTATTTAATGTCGGGTCTCCAACTCATTCATGTTCACGTGGGATCGTTACTCCCACGCCGTTTCTCTAAGAACCGCTCATACTTTCATATGAGATCAGACTATATCATCATTCTTTTCAGAATGGCTCCCGTTTCCACTCACTTGAGTGTACTCTACTCCCTTTCACTTTACAGTGTGGTTTCGATAGTCGTTGAACGTTATATTTATTTTAAAAAATTATATTGGTTTGAAACGTGTACCCACGATTTTCCTCTATTTATTTTCTTAACACAATCGTATCCCACATTAAGATATTGAGCTATCTCTTTTAAACTCATTTTACCTTCATCAATCAACTTACATATTTTATGTGCTGTTTCTTCATTTATAGTTGCAAAATGAGATTTTTCGCCGACTGTGTATATAAGTCCAGTTTCTATCGCATGTTTTGTATTTTCTTTAGCTGTAACCCATTCTAAATTATCTGGACTATTATTATCTTTATTCCCGTCTATATGGTTAACAAAAGGTTTATTTTCATTATTTTCACAAAAACTTTCTGCTACTATTCTATGTTTAGGTTTTATATGTTGTTTACCTTCACTATCCCTTAATTTTATTCTAACATAACCATTATGATTATGTGTTCCTTCCATAAAAGTTAATGTTTTTAAACTAAAAATTCTACCTTTATTGCTAACCAAATAATCATAATAATACTCACCATCTATAAAAACTGTTATGAATATTTCATTTTCATCTTCAGCTATATCTTTGTAGTACATTATTATCAACACCTTTATAATTTTATTTCCAATATAATTTTTATAATAAATATCTTCGCTGCTGATTGCCCAATCCTAAAGATTTTTACACTTTGGTACTTTAGGCTCTAAGGGTGTTCCAGCAATTAGAGAGCTTTTATAGCGTCCATTGGTATTAAACGCTCCTGCGAATTTTTCTTTTTCTTCTTCATCCTCATCTGAATCCCAATCTTTATTATAATCTAAGTTTATATTATTACCGATAACATAACCTTGTTTTAAATATTCAACATAACATCTATTTCTTAATAATGCTGTTTGTGAGAAAACTTTCTTATAAGGAACACTATTTAATATACTTCTTGTATATAAGTTATCTAAATCTGAAGTTTTTCTTTCTATACCATATTGTAAAAGAACGTCTTTTATGTTGTACAATAAGAACTTTTTATAATTCACATATGGTAATGTTTTGATGTTTGCTTCTTCACTATAATCAAGTTTTTCATCACCTAATTCTTTTTGTCCTATAATGTTTAATTTAACAGAACCTAATTCTGATTGACCTTTTCTTATTTGTGCATATAAAATCATTTGGTCTACCCATACTGTATAATCTGAAATTGTAAACCAATCCTTTTTCATCTTAACTGCAAAGTTTTTTCTATCTGCATAATAATAACATTTCTTTATAGGAAATTCTGGATGACACATTATATCTGCAGGATTTTCACCTAATTCGGTTATTCTATCCATTAAATAATTTGCGTCGAAGTTCATATTCCAAAACATTATAAAATCTCTTTTTAATAAATGAATTAATTTAAAATAATCTTTCAACATTGCTAATTCATCTTTTTCATCATAGAATACTATATTATATTCAAACTCTCCATATGATTCATCAAACATCTTATGACATTCATGTTTAAATAAATCTAAATTATCTTCAAGTTCTTGTATTTGAGGATTCTTTTCATTTCTTAATGCGAATGTAAAACATTTTCTAGTTTTTTCATCTATTAATGTTATTGCATTTATTGGTGCAACACCATCTGTAACGAAACCTTCTACATTTATACCATCAACCTCTATATCTGAATATAGTTTAGTTATTGGTTTAGGTTTTTCATTTAAATAATTACATGAAAATTGTATTCTATAATATGACTCTGGATCATAATCACTTGCTAATACATATGGATACTTATGAAGATTTTTCATTGCTTTTCTATTCTTTGATTCTGCACAACTTCTATAATAAGCTTCATATTTTCCACCTGCTTGTTTAGCTATATCTCTAGTTGCATATTTACAACTTATATTTTTAATCTCACATTGATCTACTGGTAAAACATATTTAGGATGTTCATAATTTCTATATTCAGGTTTTGTAAAATATACATCCATTGTAGGATTTAATATAGTTTCTAAATATTTTTCATCAGTTGCTAAATCTTTATATATAACATCTATAGAATCCACCCAATTAGTTTGTGGACTTGGTTGATTATAAATAACATTCAATAACATAATATCGTCTCTTCTAGTTTCTTTTAATTGTAAGAATTCCATATATAATTACCTCCTTATTATACGAATAATATTTCATATCATATATTTTTGTTAAGTTAGAAATAAGAATTAATAAGATATGAGAAACTCACATTCTCATATCTTATTAACCTAAGGCATATATTTTATATGGATGAAATATATTCTAATTATTAATTATATGTATTACTGGTAAGATTTTATTTTAACCTCCCGACAATATATTAAGATTAGACATGAATATTAGTAATGGAGGTTTGTAGTATGAGTGTGTATTTTATTGCTGATACTCATTTCGGGCAGAAAAGAACTTTAGAAAAGAGTAAAAGACCATTCAGTAGTGTAAAAGAAATGGACTTGATAATGTATATGAATTGGAACATGACGGTTAAACCAGAAGATACGGTATATGTTTTAGGGGATTTCGGTATAATGGATATTTTACCTTTGCTTAATGGTAAAAAAATATTGATTAAAGGAAATTATGAAAGACAAAAACCTGAATTACTGGAAGGTCATGAAGACCAATTTGAAGAAATACATGAATTCATACACGAGACAAAAATAGTTCATGAAGGTAAAGAATACAATCTAACTATGACGCATGAACCATCGAGAGTAAGAGATAAGATATTGGATGATAAAACACTTGTGTGTTATGGTCATATACATAAATTATGTATGGTTAAAAAATATGGACTTTGTGTAAGTGCTGATGCACATAATTTTACACCATTATCTTTAGAAGATGTTATTTATTATCATAATGCAATTTTAAATTATTACGATGATGATGTGTTTTATTAAAACTAAATAAAGGAGGAAATAAATATGGATGATATGTTCAATGACTTAAACAATGAGGAGATTCAAGATAATACTAGCTTTAATATGCCTGAAGATTATGATTTTATTGCCGATTATGAGCAATTAATGGCAGATTTAGATAATCAAGATCCTATGGATATATTACCAGAGTTTGATGAATCAGATGATTTCTATCAAGCTATTGATAATTGGGATAATGGTGAATATATTGAAGAACCTCTTGATAAATACTCAAGAAGAGGAAAGCAGTCCTATAGTAAATATAAAGAAGATGAAAATGAGTTTAAGAAAGAGTTTGCTGAGGAGTTGGCAATGCTTTACGATTTACTTGATGAAGCTAATAAATTTAATAAGAAGTTAACTAAAAAATACGATGCTATGGATGGTAATAAAGCTAAAGGTTCTTCTAAATACTTAAATGATTTAATAGAATCAGTATTATCATCTACAACAAATAGATTACAAATTATAAAAGAAATAAACTCACTTAAAAAGAATATACAAGAGCTTAAAATTAAAGCTGATGGTAAATATGCTAAAATGGGTGGAGACGGTTCATTAGAAGACGATGCTAATAGCTTCTTCCAAAACATAATGGGTGTTGGAAGAAATAATTTTGTTTCAGCATTAAATGGTGATCCAGATTTCCATTTCTCAAATCCAGATTATTCTAATGATGATGATATAGAATATGCAAATGCTTTACCAGATGCTCAAGAAGCTATTCATGATATAATAAACGAAAGATTGGAAAATGAATCAGGTTTAAATGCTAGAAGTATAGAAGCTGAGAAATATATAATATACGAACATTTAAAACCAGAATTAAAAATAATGAGAAGTGCTGTAGATAATACTTGGGAAATTATAGCTATTGATAAAGATGGTCAAAGAATTCCTGATTATCCAGTACCAAGTCGTAAAGATTTAGGTAAAGTAAAATTCTCTGCCGATGGAGCTTGGGCAACCGATGCTTATGGTAGATCTTATAAAGTAATAGAGAAATTCTGTTAGGAGGTATAATATGGACAAAAATAAAATAGATGTGTTAGATAAATATTTTTTAATACATCAAATAGAAAATATAATATTAGAATTAGACGGTAAGAAAAGAGGATATCTTACAAACGATAAGATAGAAATACAGATAGGTATGTGGTTAAAACTTTTACAATTGCTTAAAGATTATGATGAGATTGATAAAAATCATAAGTTTGTTTTTGACGTTGAAACCGTTGGTGAAATATCGGATGGTTCACACACATTTAATGAACTATATGCTCATAGAGCTTCATTATTTGCTGTTATATGTAACACATATCCAGAAAATGCATGGAAGAGTTGGAAACACCATCATGAAGAAAATTTTCCAATGTATGAAGATTATTTTATAGTTGGAGTAAATACACCTGAAGGACAATATTCTTATCATTATCATAAAGATTGGTGGGATAAATTTAAAGTCCAAGAGTTAGAAGAAGCACCTAAATTTGATGGTCATCAACCAGATGATATAGATAGATTATTTTCTTTAGTTGGAGAAAAAAATAAAGATGAATAGGGTTATCCCTATTCATCTTTTTTATGATATAAATTCTATCGTATCTTCTATATCCTCATAATATAATAACATTTCATTCTCGCCATTATATGCTTCGTATAAATATTTACATAATTCATTATCTGGACAGTTTCTATAACATGTTTCTATCAATTGCTGAACATCTAAACAGAATACACCACTGATGTCAGCTTTAAATACTGAACCTTGTTCATCTTTTGTATCACTGAAATATGATTGAGCAAAACTTTCTGCAATTTCTTTATCGTATGAACATGATATTAATCCATAATAAGATTTTCTCACATCTTCTTCTGTATGACAACTTGCTCCATGATATACTGTACCTTTGTCATAATATCTACCATATTCAATCATTAATTCTTGGCATATATCTTCAGGTCTACCATAACAACAATCATATTCTAATATCTCAGATAACTTTTCAGATAACTTTTCGTAATTTATACTCATAGCAAAACCCCTCCATATTATATTAATTATTCGTTATCTTCTTCATCTTCCCCTTCAAATAATCCTAATTTTACTAATAGACCATTAGCAACTTCATTATTTATAACGAATAATATAAATGAAGACCAAACCCATATTTGATTAAAGTTTGCTTCATTACCAAATAAACCTGCTATTACTAAACCATATAATAAGCATGTAATTAATAACATTATTCTCATAACATTTACCTCCTAATTTATCTTTTATTCACTTATATAATATAGCATTAAATTCAGACCTTATTACACTAAGGTCTGAATAACATATTCCCAAATTTAAAGTTCTCTATATCTATATCTCCAGTTAATATTAAATCAACAGCTTCATTATCAAATACGTTATTATGACTAATTAAGAATATTTGCTCACTTCCTGTTTGTCTTATGAATTCATATAATACTTTTATAAACTGTTCTCTATTCTTTGTATCCAACGGTCCATCTAATTCATCTAAACATATTATATCATATTTTGTCATACTTTGTATTATTAAAGATAAGCTTAATACTATGGAAATGAAACTAGATTCTCCTTGACTTGCAAATGCTATATCAGGAACTCTTATACCTGCTTTATTAAATGGTATTCTAAATTCATTCTCATCTATTAAGAATCCTTCTATTTGAAGTTCTCCGTTATAAATTGTATCTAATAAGTTATTCATCATTATTGGACAGTTTTTAAGATATACTTGTAAGAATATTAATGGAATACCTTTAGAAGCATTTAATGAATCTCTGATAATGTCTGCATCTTCAAATAATAATTTTAAAGCATTATGTTCAGTTACTAGATTATTATATGTTTCTTTACTAAATACTAATTGGTTAGCCTTAGCAGTTAGTTTAGTTATAAATTCATTTACTTTCATCAATTCGTTTCTATTAGAATTCATTGTGTTGAGACAACGATTCTTTTCAATTTTTAAATTGTTTATTTCTTCTATTCTTGCTTTAAGTTCTTCATAACGTTTATTCATTTCTTCCATTGATTCTCTCAAAGCTAAAGCTTTTAATAATTCAGCAGTTTGCTTTTCATTATTAGCTATTTCTTCTTCAACTTCGTCTCTCAATATTGTATTATCTCGTATTATAGCATCTCTTTCATTTATCTTATCATTTATATCTAATATTTTATTTTCTATTTCTATCATATCTAAACCTGATGATTTGATTAAATCATATTCAGTTTCAAATTTTTCTAAATCTTTTTTATATTTCTCTAACAACTCAAATTTTTCAGAATCGTCTATTGCTAAATTTAATAAATTGCTATTAACGACAGGTTTGTTCATTATATAATTCTCAAAGCAACTTGCATAGTTATATTCTATAGGTATTTGGAATTCATGTTCATAAGATTCAATATGATTCTTTATGAATACTAAATTATTATAAAGATTATATAGTTCTTCATATCTAAGAATCTCTTTATTGATAGCATTTCTTTCTTCTATATATTTATTAAGATTATTTTTCTTACCTATAGTTTGTAAATAAAATTGTTTATAAGGACAATCTTCTGTACAACTATCATCACCTAAATCTATGTCAAATTCTAAATTCATATTCTCTATATTAATAATATCAGCATTAAGTTTATCATAAATAGATTTATTTTTATTATTTATATCTTCCATTCTTTTTAATATATCATCATTATCTAACAAGCTTTCCATTAATCGTTTTATATCAGAATCTTTATATATTTCTAAATCTCTTACATAATCCATCGTCTTTTGACAATGGTCTTTTAATAATAAGAGAACTGTTTTGTCATATCTATTTCTATTCTCTAATTCTTTTTCTAATCTAACTATATTAACTTTATATTCGTTTATAGTTGATTTAAGATTACTTATTCTTTCAGCCGAAGCTGCTCTTTTCATAGTTTCTTCTAAATCTTGTTTTTGGTTATAATATATATCTCTTTCAGATATTGCTTTATCTATATTACTCTTATATCCTAATAAAGCTAATTCTAATTGTTGTTTATTAGTTTCACACAACAATTCATATTCTGCTTTAGACATATTGATATCTGCTACTAATGCTAGAAGGGTGTTAGCCGAATTTAATTCTGATTCTAAAGATTTAAATGTTTCATAGACTAACTCCTCATCATCTATCTTTATATCATGTATTTTATTTTCCATAGTTGTAATTTCTCTTTGCAATCTTTCTTTTTCTATTGTATATAATTCAACTTCATGTTGTGTTACTTCTATCTGCTTATCAAATTCAGCCTCATCTTGAATATTAAATTTACTTATTTTATCTGCTGTGCTTTTCATAACTGCTCTAATATTTCTATATTCTTCTGAAACTTTCTTATAGAACCCATTATATACTTCTATATCAGAAAATAGTTTAGTTGCAAAATTCTTTCTATTAGTTGATTTCATGTTAATAAGACTTGTTACATTACTTCCTAATCTCATCAGTTTTAATAATTCATGGTCTATTCCTAACTGTTCGTTTATAGCTTCTTTAAATGATTTAACGTTACCATTAGGATTTAATTCTACTCCATTTTTAGTTACAAAAGATTTAACAGATTTAGTTTTCTTAGAAAATAGATAGTGATGTTTAATAACGTATTTATCTTCTCCATCTTCTATATGAACTTCTTTATATCCGTCTTTACCCTCTATAATAAGATTGGTTTCTCCTCTAACATCCATATTACCACTATTGGCAAATGGATGTAATTCTGATAATAAACTTGTTTTACCTGTCCCATTAGGTCCACATAATAATATTAGATTATTTTTACTATTGCTTAAATCTATCTCAACTTTTGTCTTTTTCATTCCAGCTTTAATATTAACAAAGTTTTCTAATTTTAAATATGTTATTTTCATATATCAAACCTCCTAAAAATAAAAGATATACTCCAACCATATAATGGTTGGAGTATTGTTTGTTTTATATTGAAATAACAAATACTGTATTTCCTCTTTCTTTAACTTCGTTATAGCATTCACTTAATTTTATTTCTACTGTTTTATAATGAACTCTATATTTTTCATCTGCTTTACCGTCACGTTTTTCATATTCTATAGATGATGATTTTAATGATTTTACAACATCACTATCCATGATTATAGTTTGACCGTTAGCACAATCTATTATAACATTATTTTCATATTGATAAATTCTTGTAGCTTCTATTTTTAATGTAGCATCACAAGAATCTAATATATCTTCTTCCATTTCATCAATTTGTCTAGTTATCATTTCAACTGAAGCGAAATCTGATTCATTTACATATTTTTCTCTTCTTGCTTCAAGTTCTTTTAATTTTTCATTAAAACCAGACATACATCGTAGTTCAGTTACATCTGAAACTTCAGATATAAATGCATGTTCTAATACGACAGTTAATGTTTTAACTTGTGCAGATTCTACATCTTCTAAATCTATTATGTTACATTCAGCATCCATATATGGTGGCATATATGGTATTATTGACCTTCCATCATTACGTTTCATTTCATTTTCAATATCTCTTTTTAATAAATCATCTAATAATTTTGTATATTCGTCAACTAAATCTATATCTTCGTTAGCCTTATTATCTTCATCCATTTTCTGAAGCATTTCACGTACAGTTTCAGCATCTTCTTGAGCTAGGATCACAGAAACCACCAATCCTATAATTTGAGGATCGTTACTTTCTATATCATAAGTTTCTCTAAGACTAGTTGCTGTTTCCATCATAACTACATTACGTTTATCTCCTTTTTTATGGATTACAATAACTTCATCTCTTAAGAAATCTAATCTACTATTCAATAATACATTTGCAGATAACCCCATAACTGTATCTTGTTTATTCCATATAAAGAAATCCATAACCAATTACCTCCAATTTTTTATTTATTTTTCTATCATATTGTATATCTATTTATTATTTTTCAATTAACGGGTAGAATTCATCTTCTTGGTCTTTACTAAATGCAAGATGAACAATGAACTCAATATTCTCATAAATATGATTTGAAAAATCTGCCATTTTTGATGGATTTGCTACAAGAAAAGATCCGAATCCCTTGGAGGAATTCAGACTTAATATAACTCCTTCAAGGTTTTCGTATCCTTCTTCTTTAAACACTTCATATGCAATTAACAGGTCTTCTGTTAAGTTTTTCTTTATTCCTTCATATAAGCACTCATTTATCTTCATTATTCATCGTCTCCTTCATTATCTTCTTCATTTTCGAAATCGTCATTTTCTATATATTCGTAATCTTCATTCCATTCAACATTAAAGCCATCTTTACTGTTATATGAAAATATCTTTCCACAAGGTTCTTCTGATTCTTCTGCATCTTTACATACTATCTCAATATCCATTCCTAAAACACTTAACCACTTAAATAAATTACTTGTTGTTAAAGAACCTCTTTTACCATCTGCTGAAGATTTAACTTCTAACGCAGCTTTTAAGTTTGTTAAGAAATGTGCTTTTGTAAATAGATGCTTGTATTGTTTTAAATCTATCTTCTTCTCATGTAACATAAGTTTTACAAGATGTTTGAAACAATCATCGTTAGTTGGATCCAATTCTGGTAAATATATATCTGATGATTGTGTTATCTGTTTCATTATCTTACGTTTAAGATTTGGGTCTACCTGTTCTGCTTGTTTAATTATTGATTGAATTGAATCGTCTTTAATTCTTTCAAATGCAAACTTTTCACTTTCTTCAGGATCTAATGAGAAATATACATTTCCTTTCTTATCTGTAAATATACCATTTTTAAATTTCTTTTGTCTTGATATATCTCCTCTATAGATATATACAAACCCATCTCTTAAATATCCTGTATTCTTTTCTAAACTAATACCTTTATAATAAGGTACTACTGAATAAATGTTTTCATCACCTTCTATTGCTATTATACAATTTCCATATCCATAATTTATCATATAATCTTACCTCCTATAATTATATTCATTTACATAATATATAATTAAAAGTTATTGTTTTTACACTAAAAATAAAAAGCCTATGAGAATAATCCCATAGGCTATTAAATTATTCAGCATCTGCTGTTTCAGGATATAATATTTCTTCTATTTCAGCTCCTGTCATTTCTTCTTTTTCTTTTAACACATCTGCAAATTCTCTCATTTTTTCTTTGTTTTCTACAACCATTTTTATAACATCTTCATAACACTTGTCTAATATTTTATTTTTGTATTCTTGTATTAGACCTATAACCATTGGGTTATTTAAATTGAATGTTGATAATCCTAATTCAGCTACAAGACCGTAATTACATATCATAGCTTCAACTACACTATTTGCTTTTTCTAGGTCGTTTGCAGCTCCTGTTGTTACATCTCCAAAGAATACTTCTTCAGCAGCTCTACCTGCTAAGCTAACTCTTATTCTATTCATTAATTCTTCTTTACTTTGTAAGAATTTATCATCTTCTTCTTCGTTTGCATGCATTACAAATCCTAAAGTTGTACCTCTAGGTAATATTGATATCTTTTTAGTTTTGTTAACTTTATATATTTCATTAGCAAATAGGTGACCTGTTTCATGTATTGAAACTATGTCTTTTTCTTTTTCACCTAATCTCTTAGTTTCTGATTTAGCACCACATACCATTTCTTCAAATGCTTTATCAAAATCTTCTGCTTCTATTACATCTTTTCCAGCTTTTAAAGCTTTACGTGCAGCTTCATTTGCAACAACTGCCATATCTGCACAGTTCATACCACTCATGTTTCTTGCTATCTTTTCAAAATCTACATCTTCTGCTAATGGTCTACCTTTAGAGTTTATCTCTAATATACCTTTTCTGCAATCAAAATCTGGTAATGAAACTTCTATTTTAAAATCACAACGTCCAGATCTTAAGAATGCTGGGTCTAATAGATCAAGCATGTTTGTAGCAAATATCATTATAACATTATCATTTTCTGGTGATGCCATTTGAACTAGAAGTTCATTTAATGTTGCATTTCTTTCTTTATTGTTTTCTGAACCATCTCTTTTAGCAGCTATTGAATCAACCTCATCTATATATATTATTGATAAAGGATGTTTTCTAGCTTCTTCGAATTTGGTTCTTATTGTCTTACCTGATTCACCTAGGTACTTACTTATTATATCTGCAGAAGATAATGGGAAGAATTTTGCATCTATCTCATTAGCAAATGCTTCAGATATATAAGATTTTCCTGTACCTGATGGACCGTATAATAATATACCTTTTATAGGTTTTATATTCCATGCTTTATATTTTTCAGCATTTTTAAATTGATCTATAACATCTCTTAATTTATCTTTTACTTCATGCATACCTACAACATCATCAAATGTTAATGTTGTTCTCTTAGCTTCTTCTTTCTTAGGTTCTTCTTTCTTTTTAGAACCTAACATAAAATTATCCATTCCTAACATATCTGGAACATCTCCTTTCATACCTAATATCGGTGGGAATATTTGTTCGAATTGCATACCAAATATATCATTTGGTTTTTTGTTGAATGTTAATTTTTCTGAAACTGTATCCTCTAAATATTCTAGGTAAAACATGAATGGTGGAGTTTCTAACATAGCCATAGACACTCTAACCAATTCTACATCGTTTTCTATATTTCCAGCTTTAAATACATCATCTAAAGACTTGAGAACCTTGTCTAAATTTTCTGCAGTTGTTTTATGAGTTTTGGCAAATTCATCATATGCTTCTGTGTAAGATATTATCGCTCCTACTTGCTCAACACAATTTACTTTAGCTAATCTTGTGTCCGCATCAACATATACATTAAAAGATAATTTGTTATTTTTACTCATATAACTACCTCCTAAAAATTTTAATATTTTTTATTTTCTGTTAATATTTTGTTATACTGTTTATTATTATTCAATTGAAACTTTAATACACATTTGATCGCATATGTCATTAAATGTATTGAATAATATAACAGGGTTGACTCTTAATAAACTTATCACGTCCTCTATATTATTATAATTGTCCTCTTCATTATATAATTCTATTTCGTTTATAATTTTATACAATACTGAATGTAATGTATGTTCATTGAACTGTAAGATATCTATAAAACTTGTAGAATACTTACTTTCAATTCTAAGATTTGCTTTTGTCTTATGGTGCTTACATAATAGAGCGAATTCTTCAAATGTTAAATTGTTTATGTTATTTTCTTTTTTCAATCTTTTAGACAATAGGATCAAATATAATTTATCAGCTAATGTAAGTTTTACAAATTTATTAGATTTTTTATTGTTTAATATAACCTTTTTACATTGTATTAATTGTTCATGATTCATATACATTACCTCCAATATATAAATGATAATAAAAAGGAAACTTATATTGTTAATCACATATTTCAACTATATAATCATATAATGCTTTATAAACTTTTTCTGGAATTCTATTTTTGTATTGGTCTGCTATTATTTTTATATAACCTTCTTTATACTTTTTGTATGCATTGAAAGCTTCTATTGGCGTTTTAAATTCACCTAAATGCACTCTTTTTTCTGCACCATTTTCACTGACATTACATCTAGCAATATATTTACCAATATCTTTTCTATAATGTACTCCTATAGGTAAATCGTTTCGTTGTCTATAATTTCTTATAAATAACTTATTTATTCTTTCAGGTACAAACAAACATGCTTCAGGACTATAAATTTTATTACCTTTATATAAAATATCTTTATCTAAACACATCAATTCGTTATTTACTTCATAAAATTCTTTTTCATACCATATACCAAAATTTTGTAAATTATGAAATCTTTTATCCACAAAACAATCTACATATGTTAGGTCGTTATTTATTGTATATGGATCATAACATCTTCTAAGCATGTGTTGCCATGTATTATATAATTTTAAATAATCAATCCTGTTATATTTACCTTCTCCAAACATTCCTACATTATATACGGTTTTGTCATATACGTTTCGTACTTGTCCGATTTTAAAGTTTCTATATTCTGTATGAACTTTGTATTTATATTCATCTTGAAATTCTACAATTATATCGTGTGCATTATTATAATAGATAATTTTCATTATTGTACCATATTTATTTACATTTAATTCACCAGTTCTATCGTTATACATATCCATAATAATTTTCTCCTTTATATTATATAGAAAGATAGGTATATACCTATCTTTCTATATCTTTACTAACTGTTACAGAACAACCTTCAGTTGTACTATAAATGTTATTCATAAGTTCGTAATAATCATCATATGTTTCTATACCAAATTTTTCTATATAATCATATTCATTTTTGACGGCTTCTTCTATTATTTTTAATAATTCATATTGTTTACTTTCAGGTTCTTTTTTATCGGAAATATTTAACCCATGTGTTTCTATAAATGGAGTTAGCACCCCTGTAGCACCAGGATCACTATTACCAACCGTGTTTAAATCTATTCTACCTACAAATGATGGATCTATCCCTCTTTGACATGTTGCTATTGTTTTTCCTGATGATCCACCTTGTGAATTAGGTCCTTTTATCGTGTAACGTAGTTTACTGAAGAAATCTAAATCGTTTACAGAATCATCAAACTTGAATAATCCAGAGTTATATAAATTATTAATTAATATATCACCTCTGAATGAGAATAACTCTTCTAACGTATTCAAGTTTCTTGATTGTGGTTTTCTAACTTTACTCATTATTCTGTATAATGAGTTACTTAATTCTCTTGTCATTAATGATGCTATATATTCATTATCTCTTAATCTCTTGTTAGTTATATCCATTATTCTTTTACTCTTTAATTCATTATAATTCATAAACATCCATCTTAATGCACTATACATACTATCTTTATGATCTGCTGCTATATTAAGAACTCTTCTTGTTGTCATATCCATCATACGGTCAACGGATAATAGAAGATTTCTTGCTTTAGCTCTTTTGAAATTTGGTTGTTGAATATTAGGTTGATGACCTAATTTCTCTAACCAGAAGTTTGTATCTAACATATCTTTTACTGTCGATCTATTATTGACTGCATCTAATATCATTCCTGTTACAGATTTAACTTCTGTAGATTCATCAAATGCAAATCTATTAACTTTTACAAATGCTTCTTGACTAATTTTAAAATATATATACTTATCTAAATCATCATCCAATGACGTAGTTAATGATATTACTTTATCCATGCTAAGATACATTAATCCCTCTTTAAATCCCATCTTAGCAAAGAACAATAACATCATGTTTATCTCATTTTTAAATATCGCTGTAGAATATACAGGAATTGTAAATGGATTTCTATCTACATCATGAATTACTTTTGATTTTCTTTTTAATACTATAGGCATTATTGATTTTAATACAACACTATTAGACGTACTATATGTTGTAGAATCAACTAATTGATACATAAGGATATATCTTTTTCCTTTTAACATATAATACCCATCATCATCTGCAACTGGAATAAGAATATTCTTTGAATACTTCTTACTAACTACCTTTGTTGTCCCATCTTCTGCTTTTGTATCTATTGATAACTCATAATGAATCGTTAATTCGTTTACTCTAGATTCTGTCATATGCATTACTTCAACAGACTCTTCTTGAACTTTCTTTCCATTTTGAGATCTTGTTCTTTGATATTCATTCATCTTGATATCATTAGGCATTTCTTTATATTCATATGATAAAATACGGACGCTATCAAAAACCTCCAAGGATTTAATTGTTTCATACACATATAAATATAAAGGTTTGTCTAACTCTCTTCTGATTAAAGGTAAGTTTAATTTATCATCAAAACTTCTACAATAATCCGCAAGCATGGCTTTCATATTATTACCTCCTTATTGATATCTTAATGGTTTATACTCATCATCTTTACTGTTATCTTTCTCATACTCATCAATCGCTTTATTAATTCTGTCTTCTTGGAACACATCATCCTTTGCAATTAATTTATATTCTGGCATTACATCAGTTCCCCACATTTTGTCTTCATCTTTATAATTGAAATATAATAGATCGAATAATTTATATGCGTAGTTCTTCTTACCAAAATTTAATCCTAAATCATAAAATACTTCTTCTAAGAATATCTCTATGAATATTGACATCATACGTTTATCGTTTAATATTAATCCTATATTACCATATGATATATCACATATTGTATTCAATAAATCTGACCATGTCTCATTATACTCTCCAGATTTTACATTTAATATTCTTCCACCATATTCTTCTATAGGAACTTGATGTTTAGAATATTCTTTAAAATCCATTTTACTTAATTCACATCCTTTAGGTCCTATTCTGAAATCTGGTAATATATTAGTTGCCTTTTCTGTTTCTTCAAAGTTTAGTTCAACAACTCCAAATGTTACTAAATCAAATAAATTTATATAAGCAGCCATATCATTTCCTTCTCTTAATGAGTTTAAATTACCTATTAAACTTTTAAGACATAGAGATGCTAAAGCAGGTATAACATCTCTACGGATCATACATATTCCATATTCATAACTTAATCTTATAAACGTTTTAGAAGCTATTCTATCTAATGCTTCAGCACATGGAGCTGTATTAAGGAAATTAATTTTACTCATATTATCCCTCCAATTCTAATTATTGCATTTCATATACAACATTATTATTACCGTTATTAGATATCATACAAATTCCAAATACATCCATTGTTGTTATAAAATCATCTTTAAATATAAAATATGCTATAGTTTCTATAAATGATATTAAAGACGTACCACATAAATCCTTTGGATAATCTTCAAATTTTTCTTTAACTTCTTTAATATATTCAACATCTACAAATTCTTTTATATTATATATATCGACATCTTTAGTTTCTTTATTATTAATTTCTCCATTCTCTACTATTCTCCAAACTATTTTTTCATTTTCAAATAATAGTTCTATTCCACTTACAACTATTCTACAATCATTTTCTTTTAAATAAGGATAAATCTTTTTATCTAAAAACAACTGAACTTCTTCAATTGTATCTTTTAGATTATTAACTAACACTCTTGAATTATCATATAATCTAAATCTAAAATATTCTTTTATATCATTTATCATAATCTTACCTCCTTAAAATTTAAAATCAAAATAAGAGATTTCTCTCTTATTTTGATTTAACATTGTTCATTGCAAACTCGTCATCTTCATCTTTTAATCTTTGTGCTTCAACTTGTAAATCATTATATAAAGCTTCTATTGTCTTTTGTGTAAACTCTGATATCTCTATAGATTCAAATCTTCCTGTATCATCTAATAATATTGAGAATTGATCAAATACTACTAAGGTATCATCTGATACTGAATTAACTTTAATGAATGATATCATTTCATTAAAGAATACTTCTGCTATCTTAAATATGATTTGATAATTTTCTGTTACTAGATTATGTCTATCTGCTAAATAATGAGTTGCTCTCATTGATATAGCTTCCAATAATTTTATGTTAACATCTTCTATAGAGTTCATTGCTTCTTCTACATCTTCTTCTGGCATTTCTAATTCTAATCTTCTTATCGCCATTCTACCTAAACTCATTATTGTTAATAATTCTGGTTTCTCTTCACCTGGAATTACTTCATTTATGATTCTAACCATTTCAAATAGATTAAGCTCACTTCTTACATTATTAATACCTAACATTTGTAATGATTCATATATTGCTGCGTCTATAAAACAGTTTACCATTGCTGGAACTACTACTTCTTGACTTATTATGATTTTATATTCTCTTTCTAATGTTTTGATTGTAGCGTCTACAATTTTGCTTATCTCCTTTTCAGATCCTAAAAATTGTAAAGATATAAATTTACTCATATATAATTACCTCCAATTATTTTATTATTTTTACTTCACAATTATAATATATAATTGAAATGTTACCTTTTTACAGTCTGTTAAAAATAGACATCTATTGCTAGATGTCTATTCATTTTTTTATTATTTATTTTCCTAATCTGAATAATTCATAATCGTATTTCACTACAACTTCATTTAGTTTCATAAATCCAACAAATTTTTTATTTTTATCTTTATATGGTTTTACTAATGGAACTTCTTTACATCTTTTCTTCATGTTTCTTAATAACAATGGTGAAGATTGAGAAGTTAACACCATATCATATTTCTCAACATTTTCAGGTACTGCAAATGCTAATGGTTTATTAACCAAATTAATTATTGTATGTTCAAATTCTTCTTCTGGAACTCCCATAATTTTCTTTAATATATTCCATTGAAAATCTTTAATTTCTACTTTACCTATCACTAAAACAGTTTTTGTTATTTTTTGTCCATTCATAACATTACCTCCTATAATTTTAATCTACATATTTGTTATACCGTAATTAAAATTTAATAAATTTGACGAATGAAGGGTATTACTCACCCTTTACATATTCTAAGGTAAGAATATGCTGACCACTTATAATGATAAACCTTGATGTCAATACTAAGTAGTCTCAGGTAAGTAATACCAGTTCAAATTTATGTACTGCTCCGACAAGGGAGCTAAAAAATCTAATTAATCACGGTTGGATTCACATCAAGCAAAAACCTGACTACCCTTCCGTCCATCTAAAATCTTAATTGTATAGTCTTTATTTGTTTATCATTAAGTCACATACAGCCGCTACTTCGTATTGTCGGTCGACTTCCAAAATCATGTTCCTGCAAATGCGTACTTATGATTCGTACTTACGACCAGACATAACTTTTCGTCAGTCACTTATATGAAGAACCGATAAAAAAATAAAAGACAAATTAAGACTGAAGAATATGTTTCACCCCAAGATTTATAAAAAATAAATCTATTGACCTCCGTTCACATGCAAAACCGATGCGTACTAATCCGTATCACTGGAATTAACAGTTTACGTCGTTCTGGTTACGGTTAAGTAATTCTCATGTTACTAAGAGCCCCAATAATTTATTTATTGGGGCTAAAATTCTTCAAACATTTATTACATTATTGTTGTTCTATTTTAAATTTAATTTAGCTTGTTCTAAACTCATTACGCATATTCCATATTTTTTGGCTTTTGTTATTTTACTTGATGTTACATCTAAATTTGGTACTATAAGATAATTTGTAGTTTTAGTTAATGAATCAACTACTTCATATCCATTAGCTATTAATTCTGATTCAAATTTAGGATCTCTTATTTGTGAGAAACATACTTTTCCTTTTAGTTTTCCTGGTGCTACTTTTTCTTTTAATTGTATTTGGTCTAATAGGAAATATATTGTACTTAATTTATTCACTACACCATATTGAACTCTACTTGCTGTTTTCTCACCAAATCCTGATAATCCCATTAAGTTTACAACCAACATTTGATCTTTTGCTAATCTTAATAATGTTTCTAAATCCATTACTGATAGAATTTTCTTAAACATTCTAACACCTATTGATTGAATTCCTAATGAACCTAATAACTCATAATCAAATACCACTTTACGTTTATTGATTCCATCAATCATATTTTCATATGATTTTTCTCCAAATCCTGGTAATGATACTATTTTAGATTTATGTTCTTCTAATTTATATAATGATTCTATACCTGTTATTATTCCTTGATCGAATAATGTTGAAACTGTTTCTATATTAAGATTTTCTATTCTCATTTTATTTATATAATTTACAACATTACCTATTATTCTAGAAGGACATTCTTCATTAACACATTTTAATAAAGGATCTTCTATTAACAAACTACCACAATGTTTACAATGAGTTGGGACATAGAAACGTTTTCCTGTTTCATTTATTTTACATGTATGGTCTAAATCCATATACGGAATTATTTCATATCTTACTATTATTTCACTTCCTGATGTAAGATGGTCCATACTTCTAAATCTATCTATAGAACCCATTGATATTGAACTTATAGTTTTACCTAACATTACTACTGGTTCTATTTTAGCTACTGGAGTTACATTACCTCCTAATCCGTATGAGAAATCTATATCTAATAAGATTGCTTTAGTTGCTTCTGCTGGGAATTTATATGCAACCTCATATCTATTTATTGCTCCATCTCTACCTAACTTTTCTTGAAGTTTCTTGTTTGTTAAATGTAACACAACTCCATCAGTTACTTTACCATCAGCTTTTGCATGTTCGTTTATTTCCTTAATACATTCTCTTATATTTCTTAAATCAAATAGATTTGAAATCATATCATAATTTTCATTAGGAATTATCTCAGGTTGTTTACCAACATATTGAATTCTTAATGGTTCTACTGTAAGATATTTTGTTAACTTTGGTTGTAACACTTTTTCATTTAATATTGAAGATGTCGCAGATCTTGGTGATTTAAAATCTTTATATTCTACAATAATTTTCTCATAATCTGCTTGGTTCATAAGAACTTCTGTTTGAACTGCAAACTTATCTTTACCATTTGCAAATATTTGGAAATCTACAAAATCTTCAAATAATTTAACTATATCAACTGCTAGATTCTTTTCTGTATCCCCTCTCATTAATACATGTTCAACATTACCATTTTCATCACATTCAAATACTGCTGAACAACCATCCCATTTAGCTTGTAATCTTACTTCAAATTCTTCTGTGTTATTTATTCCTCTTCCTAATATATTTTCTATAGTTGTTATCCAATCTTCTATACTTCTTCTTTTGTCTCCTTCTTTATCAACATTGAATACAAAATGAACTTTATTTAAAGTTCCTCTTAAATCTGGATAACGATGTTCTCTTACAGGTTTACCTTGACTATTCACGGAACCTACAATATCTCCTAATCCTGCATCTAACATTATTTGATATAATTTATCATAAGTTGAATCTGATACTGGTGGAACAATGTCTGTGTTATTATAGATAAATTGTAATATCTCTACCAGTTTTCTACATGTGAATAAATCCATATCATCCATTTCTTTTGTACTATTAAAATATTCTACAATTCCTTCAAAGTTTATCCCTTTTAACATTTCAACTATTTCATTTATAACATCACTATCCATTTTTAATAATTCTTTATGGATTGTATCTAATTGATGATATATAGATATTTTCTTACTCATAATGTTACCTCCTAATTTTTAATTTATAATTAATTGTCACAGCCAAAATAAAAAGATAAGAGCTAAGCTCTTATCTTAATCCTGCAAATAATGCTTTTAAATTTAAAGTTCCATTTTCATTTACACTTGTTCTAACAACATTCCAAGTTTTAAATGCATCAAATTCTTCTTCTTTAACTTCTGGTTGTTTTTCTTCTATAACTTCTTCTTGTTTAGGTTCTTCTGTTACTTTTGGTTCTTCTTGTTTAGGTTCTTCTTCATGATTAAATTCATTATTATTAAGATTTAAATGTTCTGTTACATCATACTTACTTCCATTAACTTCTAAATCTTTTATTGTTTTACTTACAGCTTTAACACCTTCTTCTGGTAATGGAGCTTTTGCAAATGCTAATGCTTGTTCTACTGTATGAGGTATTAATAATCTTCTTACTATATAAGGTCTAACTGATTTTTCTTTAACGTTCATTACAGCTACTGTCATAGTTTCTGGATTTAAATTTAATAAATCATATTCTTTATGACCTCTGAATGTTAATTCTATAACTGCAGCAAATTTACTAAATCTATAAACTTTATTAACTTCTAATCCATCTATTATGTCATAGTTTAATAATTTGTAAACTTTTATCCAGTTTTCAAATTTTCTAGCTTCTTTAAGAGTTAATCCTTTTATAGATTCATGAAATTTAACTAATTCTTGTTCCATTAAATCATCACAATCAACTATTAATTCCTCATTATCTTTTAATACTAATTCAAATTTTTTCATAATTACTACCTCCAAATATAATTTTTATTGTACTTCACTATTATAATATGGTATTGAAATTTCACGTTTTACACATCTGGAACATATAAATTAGAGCTATGAGGATTTATTCCTCATAGCTCATCATGTTCAAACAGTTTAAAACTCTATCTAATATACTATCATAGTTATTTGTATTTACCACACCGTATGATTGTCTAGACATTACTAATTCTTTTAAAGTTAAGTTATCTATTTCTTTAGATTGTTCTAAATCTTGTAATCTTCCTTCAGTTTTGTATTCGATTCCTTCTCTATTTAACATTATGTTTAAATTATTAAATTTATTAAATGCTGTTCTAACTAATCTTTTTAAATCACTTCTAAATTCATCATCAGGTAAATATAATGAGGCATAAATATTAGTTAATAATATCGGTCTATCTGTAATAACTATATCAACTTTATCAATAACTCTAAATAATCTATGATGCTGTTTTGCGAAGATATATAATTCATCTTTCATGGTTTCTTGTCTTTGTTCATAAACTAAATCCTTAGCAAATTCAGAAACCATTTCAACATTATATCCTCTTGTTTTTAAATCAGCGAATAATCTAGCCATTGTAGTTGATTTACCACATCCTGGACCACCGAATAAATTTATAACTAATGCTTCTTTCATAATTATTTACCTCCTTTAATTTTATGATACATTATTGTTATACCGTCTATAAAAAATGAACTATAGGATTTCTCCTATAGTTCAAAAGTTGTTTCTGATGCTTCTTTCATAAACTTGTCAAACAATTCTTTTTTCTTTTCTTCAAATTCTTCCATTGTTCCTATGAATATCTCTTCTTCAAAATGTTTCTCAACTTTATAATTGATTAGAAGTTCTTTATACTTCTCATCTGTAACTAAAACTTTCTCACCATCAGGTAATGTTCTTTCGTGTAAATCGTTGTCTATACAATCAAAGATAATTTCTTTAATTGTTTCAGATTGTTGTAATTTATATCCCATTGTTTTAAGATATGCATTAAATACTTCAATGTTTCTATTGATAACTTTATCATCATCTCTTAATTTATCAATCATACCTTGTTTTAATAATTGAACAGGTAGATCATGAGTTCCTTCAATTGAGTTTCTATAACTCATACTCATCTTAGCTAGGTCATATGGATCCATTCCTATTAATAAGTTTAGAACCTCATCAAGACCTAATCTACAAGGAGTTTTACTATATAAGATTTTATTCTCTTTAGCTTGTGCATCTTTAACAGGAACCCCTATTAAATTCACTCCACCAACAGATCTTGTACTTAAACCTTTAGATGCTGTTTGTTTTAATCTTATGATATACATTTCTCCTACTACTAAGTTATTCATAATTGGTCTATATCTTCCATTCTTTTTAATGAATGCTTTATATGGAGTTAACCAATCATACTTTTGATAAATTTCTGTGATAACATCAAACAATGGTCTTTCATGCCAGAATGGTGGAATGTGTACATATATTCCATTCTTATAAACATCTTGAATGAAATCTTGTCTTCCATCCTTATCTAATTTAGCATACATCTCTCCCATTTCTTTTGCTTGTCTTGTATTAAAATGACTTATCATTGTAAATATTACACTTGCTCTTTGATCATCAGTTTCTAATGTTTTAATTCTATCTATAGTTCTATTCATTATAAAGTTTATTGACTGTTCAAATAATTGGAATGAATTAAGACGGTTGATAACACCTAAGCAGTTAAATAATACATCTACAACTTTTCCATTTTCTAATACTGGCATTTCATCATCTGGAACTATCTTAGATATAACACCTTTATTACCAAATAACCCTGTTATCTTACTTCCTTCTTTTAATGGAACTTCTCTTTCAACTGTGAATTCTATTATGATATTACTAAATGGTTTCTTTCCTTGTTGCTCACTCCATTTAACATTTTCATTTAGAATATCTTTACTTTTCTTATACATATAGTTGAAGTTTCTACTATGCTCTTTATTATCCATTACTATATCTTGAGTTGCTTCAATCATTTCTTGATAATATCTTTGTTCATTTTTGAAATACTTATTAACTTGCTCATGATATTCATTTAATCCCATTTCTTCTAACGTTTTATTAGAATATACTCTAATGTCTATTATCTTACCTCCATATCCATGTTCTATACATAGAACATCTTCTCCAAAGTTTATCTTTCTTAAATTTGTTTCTTTAAAATCGTAAAAGATTTGTTCATTGTTTATCCTTCTAGTTGCACATATTATTGCGTCATTTATATATTCTCCAACATCTGGAAAACATTTATAATTATTCTCATCACCATAAAGATTTAATAACACGTCGTTGTCATTTATTGACACTTTGATATTCTCAACTTCAACACATCTGAAACTATCTGCAAATGATTCACTTACTAGAATAGCATCTTCTGTAGTTCTTACATCAGATGTATAACAGAATGTTGCATTAACTCCAAATCTATAATTGTTATATTCATCATATGAAGTTGATTTATATAATACTGAATCTTTTGGAATCAAATCTCCAACTTGATACTTATCTAATTCGTCTGTGTTATATCTGAATCCAAATTTTTCTGTTAAATCTTCTACTAATTTCTTTTGTATAACATCATAATATCCTGTAGCCTCATCTTTAACTACTAACGTATAAAGATGATTTCCTTCTTCAAATTTATATATCTTATCAACTATTCTCCATTCTCTTTTAGCTTTTTGAATCCCTGTTGAATTCTTCCCTACCATGTTTTCATATTCTGTAAACACTTTAGGGAATTGAGGATTGATTGGTGTCATAGCTTGTTTAAGATGTCCTGTTGTCATGATACCCCTGTTCCCAGAGATATAACCTATTCTTGTTAAAGCTGTCATACCAAAGATATCATCTTTACCGTAATACTTCTCTTCAAGTTCTTGAAGTTGTTCTTTTAAGAACGCATTATCACTATTAAATTTAACATTTACTTGTTCATTTTTCTTTTCTCTAGCCATATACATTACCTCCCTAATAATTATAAATTTTTCCACAATTTTCACATTTGTAATATGATATGAATCTACATCTACCTTCTTCATTAGAAATTTCTTCAATTTCTTCTAATTGACTTTCACATTCTTCACAACAAAGATAAACTGATTGATCCATATCTATCATATTAAGCCTCCTCGATTTCTAATTCAAATACTGTAAATATATAATCATCTGGATCTGGATAAGTTATTGCTCCTAACGCTTCCCAATCTTTTGGATCTCCACAATAGCATCCTACTGGTCCTGCTAAACCTGTTAATTTCTTTCCTGGGAACATAGATTTTAATATATTAACAGCTCCTTCAAAAAGTTTGAAATCTCTAAGATGATAAGCAATTGATAATACTCTAACATATACTTCATCGCCTTCTTCTATATAATCAACTGCACCAATTTCTTCACCATCTAATAATATGCTATATACTTCCCCAAGCCATTCATCGTAATATCTTTCTCCAAATTTTATATTCATACACACAACCTCCTAATAATTTTTTAATATAAATGGTGTTAATATTACATCATCATTATCAAATGCGTCATAGAATTGTACATTCATTGATTTCCAAAACTCAATTGCTTCTGGTAATGCGTCACCAGTTATTGGTACATTTTCTTTCTTTAATTCATTAATAACTCTTGTAGCTATACCCATACGCCTATATTCTTTATGAATCTTTATATACTTTATCTCTATCTCATCTCCATAATCTATATATTCTAATACACCAACTACGTCGTCATTCAAATAAATATAATACCTATCTTTAACTGTATTGGTTAATATTAGTTTAATCATATACAACCTCCTAGAATTCTATTATAAATGGTGTACAATAATCATCATCTGGATCTTCATAAAATTCTGCTCCCATGCTTTCCCAAAACTTAATAGCACCTGGTAATGAATCACCAGTTATATACTTACCTTTATGATTTTCTTTAAATCTGTTTATAACTTTAGAAGCTAAACCTTTTCTTCTATATTCATCACCTATCTTAATATAACAAATATGAATTTTCTCACCTCTTATATAATAATCTATTATACCTACAGGTGTATCGTTATAAGTTATAACTCTAGTTCCTGGAGTTGCTACTCCAAATAATTTTATAGCATTATCATCATATATTATATCTATCATAACTCAACCTCCAAATTTATTTTATTCACAAATATAATATATAATTGAAATAATACCTTTTTACACTATAAAAAGACGGATGAAATTAATCATCCGTCTAGTCTTCATTCACAAGTTTCATTAATGCGTCATTATTTATCCCCTCGTTATTTTCCATCATTTCTTTTTCTTCATCTTTATTAACTCTTGATAATAAAGCTTCTAAATGTGGATATACCCATTTATCAAATGCCGCTCTAACTTCTTCTCTATTCCGATATTCATTTACTATATCCTTTTCATTAAATTTAACACTATCATCATCCCCAAGATATCTAGCTGCTACCCTAGCTCCATTTATTAATCCTAAATCTCTTGCATACTCTAATAATGATCTTTCCATACTAAATCCATGATCTTGATCATATATCATTGGAACTTTTGCTCCAGATATATTTGTTCTAGATTTTATTATCTCTGCATTTATTCTAAATCCTGAATATCCA